TGCTTTATTGCTTTTTGTCCAAAAATAAACAGCGGTTAAAATAAACACCACATAAGCAATGCCTGTTTCGTCTAGCATTTTTAAAAATTCAATCATAAATCACCTTTGTATTAAAAAAAGCACCATGTCTTTGGCGCAGAGGTAGGAGTTGTTTGTTATTGCATTAATGCCGCGTAATCGTGATCGCTTTTAAAATCGTTTAAGTAAATTTCATCAACGCCTTTTTCTGCTTTATTAAAAATATTAATTAAATTATCGTCAATATGCTCATAAGTAATTTCAGTTATTTTTTCAGATTTCATTTCTTCGCCATTTTCATCAAATAAATTAACTTCTGTTACGTCAATTTCTCTATTATCTTCAATGTCATGGTGAAAGTCTGCTGGAATATATGAACCAGATAACATTGCAGTAGCACTAACGCCAATTGTTACACCATCGTTTGATACGATGTCGAAGTAAAGTTGTATTTCCATTAGATTTCTCCTAAAATGCGCGGCTTGCACCGCGCTTGGTTGTTATTAATTGTTTTCTTTGTAAACAGTGACGTAAAACATTTCAGCATTTTTTGAATATTCAATGCCTACTTTTTTTGGACTGTAAGCGTGGGCAATTTTATAAGCATCTAATTCTGTTTCAACAAAAAAAGTAAATCCCCAATCTTTCATCTGCAAATCAATTTGTTTGATTGCTTCAATTTTTTCTGTTTTTGGGTTTTTAATATGTGTTACTTGGTTTTTCATGTTGCTCTCCTAAATTATTTTATTATTGTTTCGCCTTCTTGAAAGCGTGGTTATATATTAAACCCTATATTCTAAAAAGTAAACATATTTTTTTATATTTTAAACAATAGATTCTAAAAAAGCCTGATAAGCCGCTTCATAACCCAGCGCAACGCAAACAAATGCGCCTTCATCATGCGCGGCTTTAAGATATTCAAGCTGCCCGTCTTGCCATTTTGACTTGGTGTGATCTTGCCGCTTCAGCTCGCAAACAAACGTTTTTTGCATTGGAATAATAATATCGGGCGCACCTTTCGTCATGCCTTCGCTTTTTTGCCGTGCTACCTGCTGCCAATTGCGCTTTCCTTCGTTTCTGATATGTGTGGCAATCTTTCCATAAGTCGTCGGGTATTCACGTCTTATACGCGCAAAAAACGTCACTGCTTCAAGTGTTTCACTGGGGCAATCGCCACGAAAACCAACATCGCCATAAACTTTAAGCCACTGGGGGAATTTCATCGTTTCTGAATCTCATGTTGTAATTATGAACCTTGTAAAAATCACCTTGTTTTTGATAAGTGACTGTTTCGGGCGGTCTTGTTCCATTTATCGTAACAGTCATAAAACTGTTGTAGTCGCGCGGGATTTTTGGCGTAAAAAATACGGTAAACGTTCGCCATGCTGTTGTAAATTCAACCCGCAAACATTCGTTGCCGGCTTTGCTAATGGTTGGCTTAACTTTCATATCAAGCACCTCATCGGTCTGTGATTGATATGGATCTGATTTTCGCTCGCGGTATTGCCTAACCAATTTTTCGTTAGGGTCAATTAGTTCTTCTTTGCACCCGCCACAATAACGCGCTGCAACATCGTTCTCATAGTTGCACTCGCCACATGGTTTAAAGCTCCATTTGTAATTGCAATAATCAGATTGACACGATCTGCTATGATGCGCAGGAAAAAATCCGTGTTCTGTTTCAATTCGGTTTCCTTGTAAATCGACAAAATAACCATTATCGTCAATTCCAAATCCAGCATCGTTGTCGCGTGGTTTAGTTTCATTTAATAATCCGCACTCAGGGCAACGTGCAATTAAATATTCACCATCAAACTCTGCATTGTTACTGGTTTTAATGTCGGGATTAAAAACATCACCATCGGGGCAATGTCGCTCGATGTTCTCCGCATAATCTAAGACTAAGCAATCCTGCTTTCCATCGCTTAGACGCAATCCACGCCCAATTATTTGCTGTAATAATGCGGCTGACTCGGTAGCGCGTAAAATTGCGACAACATCGCAGTGAGGTGCATCAAATCCAGTAGTTAAAACCGCCACATTTACTAAATATTTTAAAATCTGCGCTTTGAATTTAAGCAGGATTATTTCACGCTCACGAGCTGGCGTTGAGCCTGTGACAATCGCTGATAATTCTGGCGGTAAAGATTCCATGATCTCACCCGCGTGCTGAATCGTAGCCGCAAAAAATAACACGCCTTTACGATCTCGCGATTGCTCAATAACGTCTGCAACAATCTCAGCCGTTAACCTGCCTTTGCCGTGATACGCCTTGTCGATGTCATCTTTGCTAAAATTACCCATTGCATTAGTTTGCATGTTTAGCGTTTCATAATGCTGGCTATTGATTGCACCAACAATAGGTTGGCACAAATAACCTTGCTGAATTAACTCACGCGCGGTGATCTTGTAAATCAATCTATCAAAATACGGGTCGCGTGTTTTGCTTTCGTGCAACGCCACACCACGCAAATCGTGTTTAAAAATGTAACCCGTTGACATGCGGTATGGCGTAGCTGATAACCCAATAATGCGCAGGTTTTCATTAAATACTTGCAACTGGCCAATAATATGAATGACAGTTGGCGTAATCTTGTGGCACTCGTCAATAATCACTGCGCAGAATTGACTGCCAAAACGATCAATTTGATTTTTAATACTTACAGGCGTTCCAACCACTAACGGATTAGCAAGGCAAGTTTCACCAACGCTTGCACTAAACAATGAAACTGGATTTCCTGTTGCAATAATCTTATCGGCATTTTGCTCAAGCAGTTCTTTGCTCGGCACAATACATAAAACGTGCTTACCTTTGCTTACTTTGTTTAACGATCTGGCTATCTCAGCAACGATGATGGATTTACCTGCACCTGTAGGTAATTCAAGAACGCATGGCGCGGTGTTCTTGCGAACCCATACTATGCAGTCATCATGCGCCTGCTGTTGGTATGGGCGCATTTTCATTTGTTTGCTCCTTGTTGTACTAATAAGTGTTTAACCGCTTCACGAAGTGCAGGTGTGATCGCGTCAATAATGTCAAACGTTTCAAGCGTGGTTTGTTCGATTAGATATTCGTCATTTTGCATAGGTTTAATTCCGCTAGGTTGACTAGGCAAAAGCATCCAATAAACAACTTCGGTAAAATATTCATCATCATTATGGCTTAAAAAAAAATCTCTTGATCCAGCATCAAAACAACATACAGCGTAATTTCCAAGGCAATCAATAGCTAAAACGTTTTCACAATGATTTGGAAACGACGACGTATCTCTTGAGCCATAAATACATTCTGTCCATTTCAAAACTGTTCTTTCTGGCTCAGGCTTTAATTCTGGTTTTGATTTATTTCCGTTTGAAAGATGGCCAATATAATCAGCAATAGATTGCTTTTTAAGATTTTCATAGCCAATTTGCTGCGCGGATGATTTGCTATATCCAGCAGAAATTGCTGCGGCAGTTGCGTTTCCATTATTAGCTAAATAAGCATCACAAAACTGTTTTTGTTTTATTGATAATTTTTCAATCACGACAACCTCCAATATTCACTTGCTGCACCCATATATGGCGTTAAATCTGCATTAGGTAGCAATTCTTTAACAGCTTTGGCGTAACTCACCGCGCCTTTTTTGACTACCTTTGTTAATTTGTGCCCGTTGATCTCGCTGTCTTGTTCTTTGCAATCTCGAACAATATGCTCAAGCACACCCTTTTTAATTGCTTCAAGTTCTGCGATTTGAGCAGACAACTCAAAATAATATTCCACGCGGTACGCTGTCGAGTTTGCGTTATTGGTGGCGCGTTTATCTTGCAAATACTTTTCTGGTTTATCACGCTCAATCAAATATTCGTCATGGAAACTTTTTAGAATTGGCAGGTGCTTATTTATCCATTCGCGATCATAATCAATGGTTTCTATTTGGTCGCCATTTGGACTCCATTGATAAAAATCACACGCGCTCATGTGCGTCACAAATAGTTGCACCTGAATCTGCGCATAATAATGCGGCTGCTGTGCTAATAATTTAAACACAGGTGGATTTTTATCACGTTGACCGTATGGGCATTTAATCTCGATTAGTTTATCAAAACCAGCAAATCCATCGGGACTTGCTCCTAACCAGTAATCATGCGTATAAAAACCGCATTTTTCTACCATAACACCAGTTCTAAACTGGTAATCCATCTTTGCTAAATCTTCGTGAAACGTGCCATATTCTGTGGCTTGGTTGCCTTTAAATTCACGCTCTGCGTTGTGATACTCACGCACCATGTTGCGCATGACATCTTCACGTTTCATAAATGGGGATAATCCAAGTATTGCGCCAACGCTTGAACCTGTAACGCGATATTTTCGTTGTACAAACCATTCTGGTGTTCTTTGTTCTATCATTTTACTCACCTTTATTTGCTGCACGTCCATGTGCGTTTGTTTAATTAATTATCAGAAAGGAACATCGAAATTATCATCAGCAATTTCTGGCGTTGCTTTAAGTGCTTGCACAGGTTCTTCAACACTGCGAGGTGATACTGCTGCAACCCAGTTGCCTGTTTTGTCGTTTATCTCCCACACCATGACTTTAATTAACATGGGTTTATTCATTATTTGCAGTAACGTTACATTAGTTGGTGCTGCATTAAACTGTGCTAATACTCCACCAGCATTTTTATCAATAGCGGCAAGCATATTTAAAGCCTTGTCGCGTTTCTTTGTGTCTGCGTCAAATACGCGCACTTTTTGAAAAACTTTCCGATTTTTATAGGCGTCTGGTTTGTTTACTGTCCACGCCAAATTAATATATTCATCGCCTTGATATTCCGCAATATTGGCTTCAGTAATCATGGCTAAGCATGTTGTGTTTTCCGGTATCAACGCAATACCACCACCTGATTCAAATTTACCCGTTGTGTCTGTTGCGCTTTTACCTTCGCTTGTTTGCCAAAAACTCATAATTATTCTCCTAAAAATTTTAATAATGGATTGATTCCGTGTTGGATAAAAATATCGTCAGTTAATCCCATGCGGTTTTTGCTAACGCTTGACGCTTCACTTGTGCATTGAATAATCCGCTCACCCGTGCTTTTTGCTTTTGATTTCTTTTGTTCATCTTTCATCACAAAAGTTTCTAGGCGCATAAAACCTACAAAATCTGCATCATCAATGTAATGGCTTTGTGATTTCTTTTCCATTTTTAAGCCGTAC